ACTGGAAGTCATAAATCTGGACAGAAAAAGGTGATCAATCCGGTTCTGAATCCGTCGACGCTCTTGGGTGTCAGGATAAGGAACCTGGACAACTTGAATAAAGGATAACGATGGCAACTTCTCTACAGAAGTGTGTGCCAAAATCCTCAGAAACTCGTTGTTCGTGATTCGATCTTTTAATTGGATAACATCCTTGACGCCTAAGAAATCCTCATGGATTTCCCGATTGTCAATAGGATCGTTAAATGCAATATCTATATCTTTATTAAGAGATACAGAAGCGTTACGGGAGGAGAAGTATGGAACGGCGATGTGACCATCTTTAGCTTTTAACTTCTTGAGCAGATCGTGGATATAAACCCACTGTTCTGTCCGAAGTGTACGAGCCGGAAGGTCCCTTGGCCCCCAAGTGAGGGCCAGACCGCCATGAGAAATAGGAACATTAATGCTCCTAATAGTTCTACCTAAGATCTGTTTATTAACAGACTTGAACAAGTCCTTTACATCTGGACGTTCCGGGTAAAATTTCTCAAGTTCCCTTAAACATTCTCCTAAGACCTTTCCTTTCCTACAAAGGACTGTCTGCTTTCCGGCAGAAATAACCATATCATTTTTGATTAACTGAGAATTAACGGTTCCATACATTGGATGGACATAGTTTTTTCCGAGGGAAAGAGTGAAGCCAAATTGTTGGGCTTCTCTTTTCCACATAGGATACTTCTCAGGGGGACATCTCATAAGGATGTCATCACCATTAATCAGGTATTGGTTTGGTTTCAGTCCTGATCGTTGAGCTGTTGAATCGTTTAACAGACAGAGCAACGGGAATGAAAGTAGTGAACCCATTAGTTGACCACTTTTCTGGATAATAGGAGTGAGTTCTTTCGAACCACGGCTCCCTTCCGGATAGTACAACATATGAGGGGACACCTCTTTCATCGCCCAGCGCTTTGTCGGTAAATGATCTATCGACTCTAGGATCCCTTCCATTAAAACCTTTGTAGCCTCAATACTGACAGAGTCAGTGGCGGCCGTGTAATCTCCAGAAATCCACACGGATTCTTTGTCTCCACTTTCGTAGAGACGCTGAATTGCGGATTCGAGATGATGAGTGCCATGGGTGAGTATGTACTGTTCTTGTGTACCCAAGGCGAGCCACATGGCTCGCTGAAGAGGTTTAAGACAAAAAGTACTAGCGTCACCGGCAGTAATTGTTCGAACTTTTAGAGGTTCTACAATAGGCTCAACACGGACAGGTAGAGGTTGTATAGGAGGGTAGGAGGAAAAGGTAAGCTGTTGATTCAGAGTAGAAATCGGTTTTGATAAATCAAATCCTAGAGATTTTGGAAGATTTGGGGAAATCTCCTCATCCCAGAATTCGGAAAAAAAATCAGAAACCGATTCCGACTTAGAATTAACTACTTGTACCCAGTGCATTCTTATGTTATCATGAAACTTTTCTCGATCACGGAATATTTTTGGCAGGCTGAATAAGTCGAGGACAGGACATTCTCTCCATAAATTGGAGTAGAGACGTCCTTGTTCCTCTTGAAATTCACTCTTTTGCCGAAAATAACTCAGGCCACGGTTACCTGCTAATCGATTTACATCGACGCAATTCGAATCTATACCGTCTGTAGAAGGAACAATGTCTTTTGTTGAAGAAACCCAAGAGGGTTTCTTCTTAAGACAAAAAAGTTTCTCCTTTTCAGCCAATAAGGGGAAATGGAAACGACGCCAAAAGGCGGCGTCATCCAATATCCCATATTGTTCTTTATAGATCTGATTTAAAGGTGAACCATAGTGCAAATTGGACGTTACGATAATGATAGGTGACGTAAAGTGTCTCCCTTTATCTTCTAGTGCCGCCATAGGTGGCACATAAGGATTACAAGAGACTAGAGTTTGAAACTCCTTTATGTCTTTACCTTCTAAGGACTGGCCTAGATCATCAAGTATGACGATCGGCTGTCCACAATATCCGTCCCAGTGCTCAGTGTGGCATGTTCGAGAATAAGTCAATTTCTCACGCGTTGTTCCCGGAAAGAGTTCAGAGAGAATGCTTAAAAGCATTGGAATTCTCGAACTCTTTCCAGAAGCCGGTTGCCCAAAAATTCCAATCACCATAGGTTCCATACGGTCATAAGACCTCTGTCGGTCACCTTCATTAGACAAACGGTCTTCATAGACCAATTGTCCTTTCAAACCACCCTTATCACGGGGGTGGGAAAAAGAAGCTTTACCAGACGGTTGGAACCCTTTTGTAGGGTCATAGAATTTTTTTACTCTCTTACCGAATTCTTGTCCTTTCTTAAAAAGATAAGATAGAACCTCTGGTTCGAGAGGAGGCGCAGGCTGAGACAACTTATCCCTATGCTCTTTTAGAGCGTCTAGGATGAAGGAGTCAGGAACAACTTGACAAAGTCCTTTGGATTGCAAAAGCGAATAAAAGAATTCAATACTCTCTTCCCTTGAGAGTTTATTGAAGACTGGCTTAAATCCTATCGGGACTAAATCAATGCGAGGACCGGATGGTAATTCATCCTGGTCCAGAGAAACACTTACATGATAACACAAGGAGTTTTTAATGACTTTAATTAGAGCGGCTTCACTCTCAATCTTTAATTTCTTAAGAGAGAGGTAAATGTGAGTAAAGGTAAATGTAAGGTAGTTCTTAGTGAATCTCTGATGTTTCAGAGTACACTTACGAACTACCACCTTACGGACCCTTTGAAAAAAAGGGAAACCTTCAACCTTATGAAGCTTCATAGTCAAAAAAAACGCCCACGCAAGTTTTAGTGCATGGCGAGTTAACACAATGTCATCAAAGACAAGTGGTAACCTGCCGCCCACAAGGTCAAGCGGTAGATCGTTCTCGGAGTAGAAACGATGGATATTAAAATCCTTCTGTTTCGAAACTCTACGAAATTGATCCCCTACGAGACCTGTTAGTTTCTGTGCTCTTTTGTGGAGATTAGAAGGACTGTATAAAACAGTCTTTCCTTTCTCCGTAACATGATTCTGGGAAGAATCAATCAAATGTAAAAGAGACAAAAGAAACCCATCCAGTTCATAATCTCCTCCGAAATAAGCCAATGAAAAAAGGCCTTTTTCAAAAGAGGATATGTCATTCTTGACACCATTCCAGCATGGCAGAGTTTTTTTACCCTCTGCCGCGGTTAGTACTTCTTTTCCGGAAGTACGACCTGTGGATGTGTTCGTAGTATGTATTTTTAAGCTTTCGGATAACCAATCCTCGAGCCGATCTGCCTAAGCGTTCGTTAAATGTATTACAATTGACATGAAATTAGTTATGGGGGATAACCAAAATCTCACCAACTACACTTGAACTTTTCTTAGACTAAACAAATTATTGTTTTAGGTTCAGACGATCGTCTG